CCAGCGCCGCCAGTCAGGACTTGCATCTTGACGAATCCGGAGGCGGTGGTATTGATCAGCGAGTTGGCCGCAGTGGCCAATTTCACCAACTTGGTACCTGCGGCAGCGTCAGCTGCCCAAGCGGTCAGGCCAGTGACGGCCGTACCGGCTGCTGCAGCTGCTCCCAGCGTGATGCTGATCGTGGTCGATGCGGTGCCCGCCTTGACAACGGTGACGGCCGCGCCCTCGATCTGGACGCCCGCGTACGCTGGGAACTCGAACATGTCAGCCGTGTCATTGGCTGCAGTCGAGCGCTTGGCGCCATCGAATTCGTATTCGATGTAGAACGGGCCGGGAGTGCCTTTGAAGTCAGTGCCGGCGGGATTGATGCCCACGCTGCGCAGCTGTGCGATTGTGTAATTTGCCATGATGATTCCTCGAAAAAATGAAGGTCAAACAGTGGGGCCGAAGCCCCACACAGCCACGTTACTGGCGGACGTACAGTTTGGTCAGGGCTTCGCCCTTCACAACCTTGTAGCCATACACCTGCAGGCCGCGGATGATGTTGCCGAAGGTGGATTCAGCGCGCAGGCTTTCCATCTCGGTCATCTGGCTCGCGAAAGTCAGGCCCATCTTGTGCCCACCGATCACGCTGAAGCAGCGGTAGGTCGAGTCGACCACGCTGTTCAAGTTGTGGCTTGTGTACAGCGTGAAACGATCGATCATGCCCAGACGGCCATTGCGCAGAACGGAGCTGCTGTCGCCAGTCAGCGAAGCGTCCTTCAGGTCGGACTTCTTGATCAGGCCAGCCATCCACGCGGGGATGATCAGGAAACGACCAGACTCAGGGGCATTCGCCTCGTCCAGCACAGTTCCAGCGTCCACGAGCAGGTCGAGCACGTTGGTCTTGGTGACTTGGACCGGGGCGCCGGTGGAGCCGAGGTTGATGCTCTGGCTGATACGGCCAGCGGTCGCGCCCATGTTGAAAGTGGAGATGTCGGGCAAGATGTTGGTCAACACCTTGGCATCAATCGCCAGCTTCATCTTCTCGGAAGCGTCCTTGGACCACTCGTCCATCAGGTTGATGTCCGCTTGCACCTTGTCCACGTCGTCTTCGATACAGGCAAAGTACTCGCCCTGATCGATTTCCAGCGTGATCTTTGGTTTGTCGGGACGCTCAACAGTCAGGTTCATGCCCTTCTGGTAGGGACGAACAGTGACTTCAGGTGTCAGACGGATCTGAACCTTGTCGCCGTGGGCTTTGATTTCGCCCTCGTAGTCGGTGTTGGAGATGGCGGTCAGAACAGACGCGTCGTAGAAATTCTCGACGAGCTTGCTGGACCAGATTTCGGGGATAAAGTTACCGGAGTAGTTTGCACCACCGGCTGCTACAGGAAAAGCCATGTTGATTACCTCTTAAGTTATGCGGCGCGAGGGGCAATGCGACCCTCGCTCTGGGCCTTGAAAATGTCGCGCTCGATCGCGGCGGCCTCTGCTTCCCGACCTTTGTACACCCCATGCAACTTGTCCGCGTAGAACTTGGAAATGTCGGCGGGGGTATATGTCTTTTCGGCCTTCTGGGACGGTGGCGTGGTCGCAGCCGAAGCACGACCGGGGGCCAGCTGTTTTTCCAGCTTGGAGACATTGTTTGTCTGGGTTGCAGCAGCTGACGCTGCGGGCGCAGTGGGTACTCCAGCTTCGCGCTTCCACGCTTGGAAGATGCTCACAACACGGTTGAGGTCGAGAGTCTGCTCGGCATCAGCCAGATAAGTCTGACGGGTGATGCCGGTCATGTCGTCGGGCGTCAGCAGCCATGCATGGAACCGTGGGTCATCGTTGATGACGCCCCAGTCCGGCACAGCTCGCGACAGGCCAGCTGCGAACGACTGTTCCGCTGACATCTGTTGGTTTGCCGCAACACGTTGCACTGTGGGGGCCAGTCCTTGCAGCTGCTCCAGACGACGGTTGAGGTCGTGCAGGGCTTGCGCAATAGGGGCGACCTCCTCGCGGGTCACACGCCGGGCGAAGTCGATCATGTCCTTGCCATACTCGGTCACATCCGCTTCGCCCACGAGGGGCGCAGACGGTTGGGGAGCGTGAACAGCAGGCATTGCCTGCATGGAGGAGACCAACTGTTCCAGCGTGGCAATGCGCTGTTCGGCTTGGCTGAGTTTGCGGTTTGCCGCATTCACAATGCCTTGCTGGGAGCGCCACCGCTGTGCGTAGGTTTCGCTATTCTCGTCCTCCGCCGGAGTGGCGGGGTTTCCTTGCGGACGAACTGCCTCTGGTTGCGTGACAGCGGGCGCTGCAACCTCTGGCGACGGGGTCGCTGCGGAGGTCTCGGTTCCGGTCTCGGCTGCTCCGTCAGCGTCCGGCTTCGGGCCGTAGTGCTGCGTCATCAGTTCGTTCGCGGTCTTGACTTGCTTCTGGAGTTGTTCGGGGAGTGTCATTTTGGGTCCTTGCTCACTTGCTAAGGGGAATCAAAGCCTAACCTGCTGCAGGAGTTCTGTCAGCATCTGTACCCGGCCTTTGGAGGTACAAAAATTGTCCGTATTTGTCAGCGCCATGCGCTCAAGTTCTGACTGACGCAACCGCTCAAGCAAGTCGACGAACTGCCGGTTGTGGCGTCCGACTTGCGCAAGCAGGGCTACGTCGTCATCAGTGAGCGTCATGGTCTGATCAGGAGCCCTTGATCACCAAGGAGCCCGCGGCGACGGAGGCGACGGTGGGCATACGCAGCTCGGTAGGGGAAAGAACTTCGCGGGACATAGTGGTCTCCAATAAAACTATGGTGAATATACAACATCAGCGTCGCGTGTCAATAGTAGCACGCACAACTGCTGCAAGTACAGCGTCGGGCAGATTTTTACCGCCCCGGGCGATGGCGTACCCGTGTCCGGACACGGCCATGAATCCACCCACTGGGGCCCGGGCTGCGCCGGCGCCGGTGGGCGCCCGTGCGAAGGTAGTGGCGAACCCGGGGGAGAGCGCGCTGGTGGCGGCTCCCACTGCCGTGATATTCCCAACCCAAGCGAAACTGCGCCCGCGCAGGGGCCTCGCCAGCGCACTACCCCGAGCGGGGGATACCCGCGACCGCGACTTAGACCTGCACGGTAGGCAGACAGCGCTTCCGGGGTAGTGCACTGGCACTGGCAACACTTCGGCGCCTGCCGCGCGCACAGCGCGCACGCGGGTTACGGCCCGCGCAGAGAGCGCGACCCCGTGGCCTTCGGAGATGCGCTGCAGGCGCAGCCGGTTCGTGGACTTTGGGCGCCGATCCGGGTAAGCGTTTGGGTCGGTCAGGATGCCGATAGCGCTGAATGTGAACGCCGCCGTTCCCGCCATGTCGTTGCTGACGACTGCTGCAGTGAGGGTACCTGTCGCGCTTACTGAGAGGGGGCTGCTGCCTTGTGCAAACAGTATCGCGGTGGCCTGCGCCGTGGCCAACAATACGAACCCGCCAGAAGCGGACATATCGTTGGGGTTGGTGGAAATCGGCCCCCAGCTACCGCCCCACGTACCGCCCCACCCCTTGAATGACGTAGCCACTAGACTGGCCCCCACTCCGTTCCGGTCTGTCCATTTCCAGTAACGCTGTACCCATTGACCGAGACAATGTTGGCGTTAACGATGGTTGAGCCATCAACCGTTGATCCACTCATTGAACCGATGGCGTAGGGTGTCAGCGCACCAGTGATTGCAAAGCTGGCTGTAGCAGTGCGTAGCGGGCTTGTATCGTCAATTGGCAGGATGGTCGCTGTGCAGCTAAACAGGATGCTGCTAGACCCCTCTGCGCTTGCCTCTGCGCCTAATAGCGGCGTGTTGGTTGTGATGGCAAAGGATGTAGAGCCGATGCCGTCAATAGAGGCTGTGAGCAGTGGATTGTTTGTGGTGATAGCCCAAGATGCCGTGCCCGATCCGCTGCTGATTAACTCGCCCACCATATCAGCGACGGTGAAAGTGATTGCACTCTCGCCAGTCGTTGTGATGCCGCCTACACCGGAGCCGGATGCGCCAATAGAAAAGTCTGCCTCGTAGTGGGATGACATATTGCCCGGCTTCTGAGGCAACATCCAAGACCCGCCGCCAAGATAGCCAAGCGGGATGCCAACCCTATCGTCTGCAATACCTTCACCAGCAGTCAGGTTTCGCCCTGCGCCTGTCCGATGCGTATTGATTGGCAGGGTTGACGGGTATGCACCATTGGAGAAACCCGCCCCAGCGTACCGAAATACGCCGATGTTGTCTCTGAAACCGTTTTGGTGCAGGCCCATGATTAGTTGTAGCCGTAATCGAAGTCCACGAACACAGAGCCGCCCGATGTAGTCGCGCCGGTTTGGAACATCAAGAATTGAATATTTGCACCGTCTGGAATCTTTCGCATTGATGGCAGCGCGTTGACAAAATCAACTTTCGTATAGATGCCAGTTGCGGGCACTGGGATCGTCCAGAGCGGTTTGCACAACCCGATGATGACCGTGCCAGATGCGTGAGCTGTACCAGCCCACACCA